TATTCAGTTCTTTCTTCAACCGTTTCTTCAGGTATTCTAGCCAACATTAAACCGCCGACTCCAATTGTCCCTGCATTAGCACCTGAATCAATGGTTGGAAACTTACCAGCCATCTCAGGATATTCGTCAGCACGGACAGGTTCCCACCCTTCACGCATTTTAGTAGTCACATTCATTTGATCATCTTCACCGCGAAGTGAAGTACGGATCCAACGATGCTTGTACCCTGCGGGTGCTTCTGGAGCCTCCAGCTTAGATGGAGGTGCCCAAGGCTTGCGGCGTTGGGTCTTTGCGCGAGTTTCCGCTTCGCGAGGCGATCTTTTTGTAGAATCAGTCATTTCATTACTCCTTAACATACTTAGCGTATTCTTCGAGCGGAACATTTAATCGCTTCGCTATCTGAATCTGCGAAGGGGTTAACTTGACTGTTCTGCGCCCCTTTTTTGTAGACGACTTGGAAGCCGTGGACTCAGCAGAAGCGACTCTGGGTCCTTTATCCTTAGAGCCTCCGAACTTCTGTGGAAACTCTGACCGGACTCTACGATCAAGTTCATTATAGTACTCATCGGACGTTGGGTCAAACCCTTCATCCTCAATTAACTGTCTATGAATACCAAAAGCAGCGTAAGTCATTGTTTGATCTTGACCAAACCAGTCATTTTTAGATGCCCAAGCCTCTGCTTTTGCATCAGGTTTGGCCTTTTGTTGTACAGGTTGTTGCTGTGGCTGCTCCTGTGGAGCAGCTTGTGGGGCAGCAGCTTGCTGTTCCTGACGCTTCTTGGCCTGCTCTACCTGTGCTTCTTCCAGTGCAAGCCTGCTCAAGTTTTTCTGGGCTTCAAACATAGAGTCAGCGTCACCCTCGTCATATGCTTTCTGGTACGCAACTTTTGCAGCAGCAATCTGGGACTCTATTCGAGTTCCGAACTCTCCGACATAAGACTGATCCAGAGCACTGAGACGTTGACGTAGCTCATCGTTTTGATCTTTTACTTTTTGAGCAAACTCAACCGCTGCAATCCTTTGCGCTTCTTCGTCTCTGTACTTCTGCGTGATCTTGCTTATGCGGCTTTGTACATTCTTTGAATACTGATCAAGCTCTTCTTCTTTCTCGTCTTTCTCAATGTCAGAGTCTTCTTCAGTCTCCTCAACAGCCGCTACTTCTTGAGACTCTTCCTCAACAACTTCTATTTCTTTCCCTTGTTCTTCTTCAAGATCAGCGGCTAAATCTGTTGTCTTCTCTGCTGCTTCTGCCATTACTATGCTCCATAGCTTTTAACATCGTCAGGATCAACGATGGTTGCGATGACCTCGTCATCGTTAATGACACGGACTTCTCCTCCTTCAATGTTAAAGCGAGATCCAGCATATCTACCGATACAAACCCAGTCTCCCTCCTTACACCAAGGCCCGTGCTCCCCAAATTTGTCTGTGTCCTGATAAGCAAGAGGGCCAAGTCGTACAACGTAAGCCACAACCGTAGCTCGTGACTCTCTTTCTCTTACAGCATCGGGAACATAGACACCGCCATCAGTCTTGTCTTTGCCCATATAAGGCATGACAAGGATTCTCCATCCTGTGGGTTGTGGCATTCTATCTTTTAGGGATTTTTCTTTTGCGGCTTTCTCAGCCTGTTTCTTAGCTTGTTGTTGCGCTAAAACATACTCAGGTACGATCAGTGTCATCGATGTACTTCACTTTCTTTAGCAGGGCCTTCAATTCATCAAGAGCGTAGGTGACACCCTGTATTTCACCAACTCTTGCCTTGTAGTCTTCCCAATCAGTTACTCCACCGCTTGTTATCGAAAGACTAACGTCATCTATTCTGTTTATCAATATCTTTTGATAATCTTTTATAAAATTCAAAACATCCATGCTGCCCCCTTGGATCTAGTTTTGTGTGATTACTATCCACTCCACGTTGTTAGTTGAACTTTCAGTTCTGAAATTCCCAGCCTTAGTCCAGTCTATGCTGTCCAACCCCTCATCAAACACTGTCGTCTGAGAAGGTTCCTCTGTTGGTGTCTTGTGATAGTGATGCATTCCATAGGCAAGTGCGCCTATGATAAGTAAAGCTTCCATCTTCTCCTCCTAACTTAAACCCCTTTAAGTTTAAAAAATTAACTCCCGAACATAGACCCTATATTTTGTATAAATGACTCTCCAGAAAACGGTTGTACAGATTTTTTCTTAGTGCCCGTAAATGTTTTAGCAGAGCCTCCCGGTGTACCTGAATAAGTTTTTCCTGTTTTCTTGTCCATGTATCCCCCCGGTATTTCAACAAAATCTCCACCCAGAGATTTCACAGCCATACCTAAATCATCCAGAACTCCTGCCGTTTCAAAAGCTGGTGCTGCCGTAGCCACACCAAAACCGGATCCACCTGTCAGCGCATCCATGACACGATCACGGTCTAAGGATGACTGTTGTTGAATTTCTCTCTCAGCATCTTCTCTTTCCTCTACCTGTCTTTTAGCTGTGGAATACGCTCTAATTTGACTCATACCCTTACTCATCAAATCATTTTGTATAGCACTAATTTCATTTATTCTAGCTTGCATTGATGCAGCATCTAAGGGATTAGCTTCAAGAAAATCAGAAAATGACGGTCGATCTAGAACAGAACTAGATATCCCTGCAAATTTTGGTGTGTTAAATTGAGCCTGAGATCTACCCGGACTTACTGTTGAATCAATGGTTTGTGGTGATGTTGGTGCTGCTGCTTGCACCCCCGGCAATCCCATGCCAAACGCATCCATTAGCTGTTGCGTTTCTGGTGCTGGTGCTGGTGCAAACCTGCTTTCAAATCCTGCTAGATCAATTTCTGGTACAGACCCTACTGGATCTGGTGCAGGATCTGGTGCTTGAAATATACTACCTATACCTCTTTTAACTTGATTCACACCCGCAGCAATACCCGCTGGTATGCCTTCAATTTTATTTTGAACACCAGATATAAAGTTACCGAATACAGAGTCTGTTGCTGCTAGATCAGGCTGTGCCGCAGCCCGTGCCGCAGCGGCTCGTTTACCTTGATCTGGATCCAGACTGTTAAAGAATTTACCTGCGCCAGTAAAAGCACCCCCGATAGCGTCCTCAAATGCTCCGATACCCTGACCAATACCCTGACCAAACGACCCTAGAGCAGAGTAATCACCCGTCTCTGTAGCATTAGCGGGGCGGAAACCGGGAGTATCCTGTCCTCCAGATAACGCACCTTGTCTTTGAGATGTTAGATCAAACAACTCACTAGGCGCAAAGCCTGCGGTTTTATTTGAAAGCTGATCGGCTAAAATACCCATTCCCAGTGGCATTGCCGCTAATACAAGACTGTCCATAGGACTGCGCTTTACATTGTATGTGGTGGTTGGACCATACGCTGTATCATAGCTTCGGTTAAAAAGACCGGGGGCCAAACCGGGGCGTAGTTGTCCCGGAGTTTCAACGCTGGCATCTGGAAAGTCGGGGTTAAAGCCTAAACGTCCCTTGATGTTCTGAGGATTTGCATACTTGGAAAAATAATTAGAACCAATGGCTCTTCTGCTTTTTTCCGACATAGTGTTTGAGTAGTCCACACTTCTTGGATCAAAACCTAATACTCTGCTCATCACTCCTTCATAGCCGAAAGGATTCGTAGCCGTAATTCCTCTTGCCACATTAAATTCGCTCTGACTCGGAACACCGAACTGACGATTTATCATATCAAGATAGTTTCTCGACATGTTAAGATCGTAAGTGCTGTTATAGGTGGGTCTTCCAAAAAACCCTTTGCCCACGCCTAAATCTCTATAGTCGGAAAGTGCTTTTGCGCGAAAACCTGAGTCAGCAACTTGGTCTTGTTGAGCACCTGCAAAAAGAGCAGGCCCTATCGTTCCAAATTGTGCTTGAGCCTGACCGGGAGACATTCCGAGATCACTATAAGATTTGCCACCACCTTGGTTTTTATCGTCATCTTTATCCTTGCCACCACCCAGACTATCTTGAGCATCCTTCATCTGGTCAGGATCAGCTTTAAAGGCAGGTATACCCGCCGGACCCGGCTCACCAGATCCGCCAAGAAGCTGCAAGATGCCTGCCTCTTGTGGAGTAATGTACGACAGCATGTGATCTTGACCACCAATATCAGTGCGACGCGGGACAGCAGAACCGCCCTGACGCATCTTCATCACTCTGTCGATAGGTTCAAACATTATTTGATTTGTACTTTTCTTAAATCACCTTCGTAAGCTTTACCCATGCCAGCGACAAACTCATTGTCCTTTTCTTGCACAAGCACTTTTCCATCTTTTGCTTTTACTGGTTTAGTTTTTGCGTCAGCCATAGTTGTCTCCAATATATTTGAACCGCCGTCTTTACGTCGCCGTCCTTCATTTATAAGCTTTTTTGCCTGATTAGTCGAGACACCAATATCTTTTCCAAATTGTGCTGCTCTGGGTCGTGCCATCTTACTTCCTGTTCATCCAAGCTGTGGTGCCCATATAGGCCCCAACAATACCCGCGCCACTAATGTAAAACAAATTACTAATGTCGCTCAACGCTGTAACTCTGTCCAAAGGTATAAAAAACATAGCTACAGTAAAAACACCCATACTAATCAATGTGTACCTTGCCATACGCAACTGCGCCAAATTTTTGCGTAGCTCAGTCTCAGTCTGCCTGATCTCTTTAGCATGTTCAAGCTCATCGTCGGTAACTACCCCGTCGCCATCCATATCGTATTGGTCGTAGTCGCTGTTTTTCTGAAGGCGCTTTGACATCACTTCTTGCCAAAAAACTTAGTCGCGGCTCTTGTTCCAAAACTAGCTGCCACAATAGTTCCCAAAGTATACTGATAGTAATCCGGCATGGACTCAAGAGCGGTAAAACCATTCGTCACTATCTCCCTGCCCCAGTCTCCACAGAAGCTCAAAATGAGCGGAATCGAGAACAAAATTGTAAGCCACTCGTCTTTCCAGCTATGTGCAGAAGCATCAGCCATTTTGAGATCCCAGTCAATCTCTCCGGTGGCTTTCTTCTCCATAATCGTTGCTTCGGCCTTGGCCTTGGCAACCTTCGCACCAGTCACAGCCTTCTTCTCTTCGACTTTGCCCTCGAGCCATGTACCAGCCAAGTTAGCTATTGGTCCTAGAAACTGTATCATTGCTCAATAATCTCCATTATCTCGCCTGCCTCAATCTTTACCTTCAACTGTTTACACGCCCACCTTTTGTCAAAATCAATCGTATGTCCAGTATTACGCTTGATTTTACGGCGCACGGTCAAACATTGAGACAAGTTTTCATACGGCGTATATTCGACTTTTTCATCGCCAATCATCAATAATAAAACAAATGTTACTTCAATCATTGTTCGTCAGCTTTTCTATATTGTCTTCTATCTTGGTCAGCCGCCTATCGTAGAACTCTAACACGAGCTTTTGTTGCTGATCATGTGGTGCGTTACCACTTTCTATATTTTCAGCCAGCTTTTCTAACTCACTAGATAAATGTTCAATCATCATAAACTGTTCGCTGTCGGCTGGCAAACTACCCATTTCGCCTCTAGGCCACTTGATACGAAACTCTGTGTTTTGACCCAAGTCTGTTTCAACAAGAATAAATTTATTTTCAATCGTATTAAGTCTTTCAATAACTCCGAAGTATGCCCATGTTGCTACCGCTGCGCCAACCACCATCGCAATCAGATTGCGAATCGGCATAGATAGTTCGGTGTTTTCACTCAGCTTGGTAGCCACTATTCAACACCCATTATTCGTGACAGACCAAAAACCTCCATCAACATAAAAGTAAAAAACAAAAGCAGCACTCCACCTGCTATAAGCTTGCCGCTAAAATTAGTTGACCCTATACGGATAGCAATAAATTCGTTTCCCAGTATTCGTAACACAAGTTCAAAGCTATTCTCACCTACAGTTAGAGACACTGGTTTTTTCTTTTCATCAACCACATTACTGTCCACGTTTCAAATCAGCCTGTGTGTTGATACGATAAACATTCACATCGTTCCTATCACCAGCGATCTGTTCTTGCAAAGCCTGACGCTGCATAGCCAGATCATAAGCCTGCTGCAACTTGGCCTGATCAATCTGGAAGTCCATTGCATCGTTCTGCATCTTACGCTGTATTTCAGTCGTATCGTTCTGCAACTCCTGCTGCCGGATCTGAACCAGTGGATCAGGTGGTGTCTGAGGCTTGAGCATAGGAGCAAGCTGTTCCAGCGTCGTTGCAATCTGCTGTGCCACCGCTGCTTCTGCCGCATCAGGATTGATTTGTGGAGGCTGCTGTCCTGCTGCCATAGCTTCCTGTATGCCCTTTTCAAGCATCTCCTTAATAACATCACGAGCAAATATACTGACATGCTCTTGTATGTGAGCCTGTAATATCAGGAATGCCTGCGGGTTGGCCTGTATGGCAGGCGACTGAATCATGGCAACGTGCACACGAATATGCGCCATGCTGTCCTGCTGCGGGAACACTTGCAACTGCTGACCCTTCAGAGCCAGAGCGTTTTCTGTGGCAGGATCCTTTGGTGCAGGTGGCTGTGGTGGTGGCAGAATCGAGTCGATGTTCTTTACATCCAGTGCGTCATACATCCGGCGGTAGGCTTCATACAGATTGTGCATCTGCGGTGCAGCCTGTGCCAGTTGTAGTTGTGTCTGCGCCAACGATAGCCTCTGCGCCATAGAAAAAATCGACGGGTCGGAGACAGGGAGGATATCTACGCGCCCGTCGAAGTCCTGTGCCATGATAGCAGGGTTGATGTTTGCCCCGATAGCATATGGATACGGCATAGGATTGTTCTGAAATATCTCAGCCAGCATACGGAACTCATTCTTCTGAGCGTAGTGCAGCCGCTTATGAATACTTGATATTACTTTTGATCCCTGCTCGATGAGAGCCACTGTAGTTCCCACGGGAGCATTTGAGTTGACATCTGCGACCTTGGTGTCTGTAACCTGCGCAAATCTTCTACCCGAATCAACGACCACCCCAAGTAATTGAGCCAGCGTTCCAGAAGGCTCCTTGTAAGGGAGTGGAATAATAGCATTCCTAATATAGCCGCCGGGAGCATCAAGATCACGAAACTCA